CAAGACTTTCCTTCGGTTGCAGATAGGTGGGACGCTATTGAGGTAAAATATGTGGTTGGAGAATCTGCGACAGCAGATGTACCTCAAGCTATTAAAGAAGCTGTACTTTTAACAGTTGGACATTGGTATCAAAATAGACAGTCTGTAGTTACAGGGACTCAAGTTAATGAAGTACCAATGACATCTAAGTATTTATTAGATCAATATAAAATACAAGTAGTTAGATAATGAATATAGGTGAGCTTGATAGAAGAATAAAATTAGAAAATTATAGTGTTACTCAGAATGACTATGGAGAGGAAAGAAGGACATGGAGTGAATATTTAGAAGTTTGGGCAAAAGTAGATTTTAATGGAGGACAAGCAAAAGATGAATTTGATAGATTGACTGCAATAAGTAAAGCTGTTTTCTTTATAAGAAATAGAGGTTTATCTTCTTTGTCTGAAAAAACGAGAATACTTTATGATTCAAAATATTATTACATTGAAGCAATAAACGAAATAGAAGGCAGAGAAAGTTTTTTAGAATTGATTACAGAACAAAGAAGCTAATGGCAAAAGCTAATATAGATATAAAAGGATTAAAAGAATTGAATCAAATGTTTCAGCAATTACCTAAACAGATAAACAAAGACAAAATATGGCTTAAATTTTGGAGAGAAAATTCAAAGCCTGCTCTTAAAGCTGCTAGAGCTAATGTGCCTAAAAAGACAGGGGTTTTAGAAAAAAGTATACAGTTCTTTACTACAAAAGCATCAAAGAAATTTAAAGGAGGTTATGTAGGACCAAGAGTAAAAGGAGCATTTAGAAAAAAAGGGAAATCAGGTTTTTATGGAGCATGGGTAGAGTATGGTAGTGAGGTTAAGTTTGGAGGAAAAGGATTTGGAAAAGACCAGCCATTTATGAAGCCAGCATGGAATCAAACGAAAACTCAAATGTTAAATAATTCTATGAAAGATGCAGAAAAAGTAATGGCAAGAGCAATTAAAAGTCATGAAAAAAGATTGAAAAAATATGGAAAATTCGGATATTAAATGAAAGTAGGATTAGCAATATATAGTATTTTAAGCAACGCAACAGCAGTTACAAGCTATGTAAGTACGCGTATTTATCCAAACGTTGCTCCTAAAACAACTACATTTCCTTTTATTGTTTATGATGTAGATGGAGATATCCCAACTGACACTAAAGATGGTGATGCTACTATTGATTTAAATGAGGTAATGGTTAGCTGCTATGCAGACACTTATACTACAGCTTGTGCATTAGCTGAGGCAATTAGAGATACTTTAGATAGAAAGAGTGGAACTTATGAAGGTGTAGAGATACAAACAATAGTATATACAGGATATAATGATATATTTGATGATAATCATGAAATGGGGATATATAGAAAAGCAATAGATTTTAACATTAGACAAATAAACTCATAATGAAAGAATACACTTTAAAAAAGAATATAAGGCTTCATGGCAGAATATATGAAGCAGGAGAAAAAGTTTTACTTAATGCTGAACAAGCAGAAGGTTTAAAAGAATGTATAAAAACAAAAAAAATAAAGAAAAATGGCGACATTAACGATTCAAACGATTAGCGAAAGTGGTATAAATAATGTAAGCTATGCTTCAGCAGCAGGAGGAGGAGATGTAGTTGATAATAATGGTAATGTTTTTTTACATATTAAA